TACGCGTGGTTCGCGTTCGACAAAGAAAAATCAAAGTACCAACAAACGCGGGTCAACTGGATACCGCCTTGCAGAAAGGAATACGAGCGTGACACAGACTGGCCAGAAGAACTATAGGAACTTCAAAGAAATCATACCGTCGCTCCGCGCAGGAGCCCTCGCAGGCATGGCCACGATTATTAAGCTTGAACCTGAGAGCGCGAACATGCTGGCGGACATCTTAGAAGTGTTCGAGGCAATGGCGGAAAAGCACGCCAAGGAGAAGAAGCAATGAAAACGATTGGACAGAGCATACTTGAGGAAGCCGGCCGTGCCGTGAACGGTGAACGTCAGCTTAACTACGGATCGCCCGAGGACAACTTCGCGAGGATCGCCGAGTTCTGGAACACTTACCTGCATTGCACGGGTCGCGAAGGGTTCCTGACGGCCAAAGACATCTCACCGATGATGCGGCTTATGAAAGAGGCCCGCCTGTGCAACAGCCCAGATCACCGCGACAGCTTCGTTGACATCGTGGGCTACGCGTTGACCGGCGCACATATGAATTTGGAGGAGGGAAAAGATGTCTAAGAGAATTTACCTCTCCGGACCCATGACAGGCTTACCGGAGTTCAACTACCCCCTGTTCCACAGGACAGCGAGACGGCTGCGCGAGGAGGGTCACTTTGTCTTCAACCCTGCGGAGTACCCTTACGACGGTCCTCTGGAAGACTTCCCTGTTCGAACAGCGTTCGCGGACTACGCGGAATTCATATGCCTCGAAGCGACGGCGATCTATTTGCTGCCGGGGTGGCAGAGGTCTCAAGGCGCGTTAGCAGAGGTGGCGCTGGCGCGTGTCTGCCGGTTGAATACCGTGGAAATAAAACACGAGGAAAGGGCCGAGTGGCCCGAACCTCATTTCGACTTCTAAACCCTGTCGATTGGGTCGAGCGCCCGTAACACAAGCCCGTCGACGTTATGGAACGTCATTGATTGCAGCGCACGTCTGGCGCCGTATCCCATTGACGCCGCATATGCGTCTGGCGGGCAGAACGCTCTAAGACTTTCCCAACGTAGTGGGCCGACGTCTTTGGCCTGATCATGGTGGACGTGTCCCGTCAGCAGGTGCCTGTGGCGCGTCGCTGACCAGAACTCACAGATGTCGCTGATGTATAGCGCCGCCTGCTGCGGCTTCGCCTTGTCGCCGTGATGCGCGAAGATCGCACACTTCCCCCACTGGAACATGAACAGGTCACGTGGCCCCACGTCTACTTCGACACGCGGCTCGTTACGATACCAGGCAGCCAAACCGACGCGGAGGATTCGGAACGCGTTTTCGTCATGGTTCCCTCGCAGGACGCGCACGACGACGTTTATGTGCTTGGTGAGGAGTCTGTCGATTGTCTCGACCAGGATCACGATCCCAGCGTCCACAACCTTGTCAAACCTGCCGTCGACATCCAGCTTGTGTTTGCTGGCAGGTGTCTCGGCATTGTTGTTGTCCGCGTGGAAGAAGTCGCCGCCGACGATCAGGACACCTGTGTCGGAGTTGGGGGTGATCGCCAGAACCTTCGCGAAGGCGTGACGCATATCAGCGAGGGCAAGCTTAACGTCGTAATCGTCGCCGCTTGTTTCACGACCCCACGCCATCATCCCGAGGTGGACGTCCATTAGCGGATAGACGCTGCATAGATCGCCCATCACAGACGCTGGTGGAATGACGATTTCCGCAGCTTCCATGTCATCGAAAGCTTCTCGCATCATCTGCGTCAGACTCTCGGGATCTGCCTGCTGCGGCTTCAACAGTACACTATAGCTTGTGCCGTCCTCGTTCTTCGTCTTGGCCCACGCCAGCGCGGGGACGAGCCCAGTGCCAACAGCGTTCATGCTGTCTTGGATCGCTGGGTCGATGGGGCCTTGTCTTTTTTCGACGCTCCTCAGACGGTCTTTAAGTGAGGACCGACTTATACCTAACGCTTTCGCTGCAGCCAGCTTGGAGCCGTGTTTTTTGAACGCATCGAGCGCCTCTTGTTGTTTTTCTGTTAGTTCCATTGTTCAGTCCTCTGAGAAGGTACATTACCTACGACCCCACTTTTCAATGGGTCGCATAATGAAGTAAGCCCCAGTGACTGTAAGAACGTACCAATGTACGAACTCGCCGGGATAGGGTGTGACACCCCATTTCAGGACGGTGTCCCATACAACAACTTTCCAAACGTAAATGACGACGGGCAGAGCCATTGCCGGTCGTACCCAGCGCGTCATCCACGACCCCTGCTCACGTAGCAAGAGGTCGCGGTTCGCTTCAAGCTGGCTTATCTGCTTCTCGGCGTCGAGGCGTTCTTTGTCGCTCATTGCCAGAAGCTTCATCTCGTAGGCTCTGTTCAGCTGGTCCCCGATAGCCTTCAACGGGTTGACCAGGTTAAGAAGCCACATCATTACTGGGCTCGTACCCGTGCCGCGACCATCCCGAGGAACGTCAGGATACCGATAGGCGCGAACGCCCAGTCAGGGACCATCGCCTTGAACTCGGGTGGCAGCTGCATCCAGACAGCGGGCAGGGCGGATACGATCGCAGCGAGGTGGACACTGTTCCACTTCCACCAGTCTTTTGCGTCATCAACAAGGTTCATAGTCTCAGCCTTTCTTGAATAGGGAAGTCAGCAGGTCGATGATGATCGAGACCAAGCTGCGCTTCGGGGAGGTAGGGGTATACCCTGGCCACATCTTCTTCAATACTTCGTGACCTTCCATCATCTTGACGGGGCGTGTCAACTTCCCGACGCCGTTCGTACCCCATACGGGTATCTCGGTGCCGTTCGCGTCGTAGTCGCCAGTCAGGAACAGTCTCATTTCGGCTTCCCGCCGGTCTCGGATTTCGGGTGGTCGGAGCCAGCCCATGAAGCCCTTGCCAGAGAAGTCGCCGGAATTGATCTGCTTGGTCAGCTGGGCCTTGAAGATGCCTCCTGTGTTGAAGTCAAAGCTGACGAGCGCGTCGAACTGGTGCTGCTTCAAAGGTACAGTGATCGCGCGGTTCACGCGGGCGGCGTACTTCTCGACGTCGGCGCCGAATACGCGGATCGCCTTGAGGACGGCTTCATCGAGCGCGTCACCGGCAGGCATGTAAGTAGGCATAAGGTTGGGGTCTGGGTCGCCTGCCTCTTTGGTATGGCCGACCCCGTAGGTCTTCACCCCTACGCTGTCGAAGTAGACCGTCGGGACGATCCCCTCATGCTCACATATTTCAAGCAGTCCTTTGTCCGACACTTTCATCACTTCACCTCTAAGCTAAACCAAGGGGATTGGCGCGGGATCGGCTCACGGGTCCACTCACACGTCGGGTAAATGTTCAGGAATTGGTATTGGTGGGTGCCAGGTTGGACGACGTCTGGGATCACGAAGGGTACAATGAAGTTCCGGCCAGCGCGAGTAGCGTCCCCTGATTCGAACTCGGAGGCGAAAGGAAGGTCGAACAAATCTCCTGTTGTCCCATCCCGAATGACGGCGCGTGACGAAGGGACGCCGCAGGCTTCACCGTACTTGGTGCGCGAGATGTTATGGAGTACACGACATTCAGAATGGGTACACGCGCCGACTTGCCGGTCAAAGTTCCAGTTCGCGACACGCGGGGGTGCTAAGTTAGACTCCATGAAGTCGAGACGCTCGTTCGTGGTGTCGAACCCCTCGACCATCTTCGCGTATAGTGCGTTACTTCCTGAGAGTTCACGAAGGGCTGACGTTAGACCAGGACCGAGGAACTGTACCCACGCCGCCAGAGCAAGAGCGCCGACCCAGACGAGGTTTCTCAGGGGCTTGGTGACTTGATCCAGCTGATCTGCGCGGTGCTTGTACTTGTCTTTTACTTGGTCGTCGAAGTAGGCCATGGCAGCGGTGTCCTTAGGGTGTGAGGTTTCGGGTACACCTTATTCGTTACTCGTTGGATACTGGTTCAGACAGGTGAGCAAGTGTGGCCGAGAACAGAGGGCCGACACGTATCCCTTTGGTCTGAAGGAATTTAAGCATCTTGTCAATCTGAGGTGGGTCAATACCATTATCTGTGGCGTCTCCCAGTAACTCGACAACTTTCTCCGCTGTACCGCGTGGGATCTGCAGCTTCGTCAGCAGCCGGTTCAGCAATGCGGCACGTCCGGCGCCACCCAAGCTGCCGAATACGGCGCCGGTCATCACATCTGAAGCAAGCTGCCGGTCAGCCGCCATCTCGGACTGTGAGTTCGGGGACGCAAGCTTCTTCATTGATTCGTAGGTGTCCAAGACCTGCTGGGCAGACCGTGTAATCTCTTTCGCTGGCGCGTCCCCGAGGGTCATAGCCACAGTCTTCTGTGAACCGGGGCTTGTCGCCATGCGCTCGGCGGCAGTCAATCGCTGTCCAGGTGTTCCGCCCATCTCGTCTTGGAGTTCGCGGAGCGTACCCTCACGCGCACCTTGGCGGACTGCATTGCCCTGCTCCGCCGTGCGTGCCTTTGGTCGGTTGGGGATACGCCCGCGCTCCAAACGGGTCGACAGTTCTGTCGCGTTGATGTCGCCACGAGCAGCCGCTTTACCCATGCCCTGAGAATCTGCCCGCATGTTTTCGAGGTTGAACCGCTTGACCACGTCGCCGTACTCGGGGATTTCGTCCACCCCGACCCGCGCCACTGTGTCGCGGACGAACCGTGCTTGGTCGGCCCGATCTGGGTCAGCCATACGCAGCTTGAAGGCGTCGCTCGATGCCGTTGCTCGGATCGCGTTGGCGTCGGAGAGGGAGATGGACATACCGTCACGGCTGTACGCGTCGAGGACGCGGTTTGTTTCGTCGAGCGCACCACGGATGTCGGCGACTTTGAACGTGGCCGCGTTTAGCTGGCTGCCGCTCTGCTGCAGGTTGGCAAGTTTCTGCTGCATGTTGACAAGGTTCTGCAGAGCCTGACGCTGTGACAGGTCGGCACCGCCCTCGGTCATTTCGCGCTCGACCAACTCCTGCAGGTCCAGCTTCAGCTGGTTGACGTAGTTGAAGGCGTCAGCGTTGCTCTGGGCTGTGATAGCCTTCTGGTATCCTGATCTGACCTTGTCGATGCCCGCTTGACCGTCCAAGACCTGCGCCATACGTGCAGCGCCGTCGTTGCCGTTCTGAGCGATGCGGCGGATGAAGTCGCGGTTCCGCATCAAAGCGCCCATCGTTTCTTCGGGTACGACAACACGCTCGTTGCCTTTCCGCTTCATCACGTCGGTAAAGACGTCTTCCATCTGGACACGGATCGTCTCGGGATCTGGCATGTCCCCGCCACGGCGCAGGATGTTGTCGTAGTCTTTCAACGCACGGCGCACGCCCTGTTCACCCAGTTCCCGAGCGCGGATGTCGAGCCCCGAGTGGGATCGGATAACTTCGGACACGCTCGCGACTTGCTCCGGCTTCATAATCTCGGCAGCTGCGGGAGTGCGTCCGTTCTGGTTACGGAAGTTCTGCACCTTGTCGCGGAACCGGTTGACTGTCGTGTCCATGTCCTCACCCTCTCGGGCAATGGCGCGGATAACCATACTGGACGCTTGGTGCGTCTGGGCGTCGCTGTTACCCAGTGTCCGTTTCAGGAATGTCCCCATCCACCGAGCGCCGTTCAGACCCTCCTGCAGAGCGGGTGTAGCCGCGCCACCGATCAGAGCGCCCAATAGGACGCTGTCAGTCACGCGCTGGGTGTCAAAGCCCTGTCCCTGTGTACTGTCGACGGTTTCTTCGAGGGACGTGCGGATACCTTCTTCAACGGCGCCGGCAGCCGCACCCGTAGCGGCCGCAGCGACGACGCGGTTCAATACTTTGTCTTTCCCTGCCCACTGCATACCTGCGCGGGCTAGGCCGGATCGTGTCGCGGCGTATGTGGCACCGCGCTTGAGCCCTGAAGCGACGACACCGCCGCCGAGGAACGCGCCCACGACCGAAGCCGAGGTCGATGTTCCTCTTTCAGCACGCTGGTCTTCAATCGCCGTCATGGCCTGACGATAAGTCACGCCTTGGTCGCGATGGGTTTGGGTGAGGATCAGAGCGGCGATAGGGTCAGCGACAGCACCGAGGAGTGTCCCGCGTCCGACATCGCCGAACCAGTCGAGGATGCCATGCTCCTCGGTTGGGGACTGGTTACGAGGAGGGCGAGGCTCATTCTCCAACGCGACACGTCCAGCGTCGGCGATGTTATTCTGGTAGGCTTCTTCCATTGTCTCGACGTCGTAGCCCGTGTAACGTGCAGCGACACTGGACAGGACGTCTGAAGTGCCGGACTGTTCCTGTTCCTCTACTTTGGCGACAGTGGCAGGGGCCGCGTCTTGAGCGGGCATTGGAGCCACATCTGCACCGCTATACTTCGATGCGACGCTTTGGAGTGTTTGATCTTCTGCCATTTATCTGTCCAGCCATAGTAGGGTCAAGAACGACCCAGGTATCTGTTTGCTCGGGTTTGCCTGTAGTCTGCTGCGGGTCGGAGGAAGTGGTTCACGATTGCAGCGCCTGCTTCACCAGCGTTACTCGTCTGTGAAATACGGTCGAAGGCCCGCTTTTCCGTAGTTTGCAACTCTGACATCAAAAAGTCCAGCTGCAGTTCGGGATCGGAGTAGTCGCGGCCAGCGCGGTCGGCCAATGCCTCATACTGTCTGCGGCGTGGTCCCGTCAACTGATAGAGTCCGTAGCCACCCCGAGAACCCTCGACAATGGGGTTAGCTTCGTTAACGCCGGGGTCGAACCCGCTCTCGTCTTGGAAGTTCATCGCGAAGCCTTCGGCGACGTGTTCCGGCAAACCACGTCTGACAAGACCGTCAACCACGAACTGCTCACTGACTCTCCCGCCGCTGGCAGGTCGCGGTGTCGGAGGACGAGGTGGGTTCTGTGTACGTGCGTTCAAAAGGCGTTCCCACGGCGATCCACCAGATGCAGGTTGTTCAGGTGCGCGGGTAACAGCGGGTGCAGCGGAGTTGAATGATGTCCCTACGGGCTGGGACGGTGGAGAAGTATAGGATTCGAACAGCCTTCCCCAAGCCGAGCCGCTTTGGGCCTGGTTGGCTGGGGTCTCACCGGGAGAAACGTGTGTCCCCCCGGTGGCTCGTTCCATTCCGATGTCGTAGAGCGATGCCATTTCTAGCCTCGGATCGCAGGACGTTCACGACGGTTGTGACGACCGGCTGAACCACGGCTGAAATAATCTTCCTTCTCAGCTGTCGCTCGGGTTGGGCGCGTTGCGCGTGTCGCTCGGGCTGACCGTGCTGTCGGGCCTGTGTAGCCGGGGCGCGTGGATGGACGTGGTGACGTTGAAGGTGCGCCTGCCTGTGCTGCAGCTGCGGGTGCGCGGCGGCTTGGGCGTGCGCGTTGGGAACGGGTAGATTGTGCAGTCGGGGTTTCACGCGCGGTGCGCGAAGACGGACGCGGGGACGACGAAGGTGCGGACGACGAACTCTCACCCTTCATTTTGGTCGTGTAACTCTTACCACCGAAGGTAAAGGTTGATTTGCCTGCGCTGCGTGCGGCTTTGAAGGCGTCTCCAAATGCGGACATTGTCGTATCTCCTACTCTAAAGACCAGCTGTTAGGGTCGCCGGGATCACCCCCGTTAAATTTCGCACCCGTCTCGGGGTCCGTGTAACCGATATGGATGGTGTCAATATCGGAGCCGTTGTCGCGTCGGTAATCTGTCGAGTTCATGGTGTTACCGGGGCGGATCGGAACAGGCTGTCCACCTGCAGCGGCGATCCCATTCTTGGCTTCGAACTCTTTGAGCAGGCGCCGGACGGTCTGGATGTCTTGGGATGGGTCGGTAACAGTGTCTAACCACATCTTCATGTCTGCGTTAGAGTCGAACATCCGAGCGCCCATACCCTCGGCTTGGATAATAGCCTGTAAGAGCGAAGGACGAAGACCCTCGACAGTGCGCCGCAGACTTTCTTTCTCCGACCCGATCACGCCACCGGCAAAACGCCCTGACATAGACCCTGACATATACCTGCCGATAGACCCCACTAAGTTGGCATCTGTGTTCTGGATGCCGCCGAGACGATCTAGTTCATCGTAGTACC